CGTGAGGTTGTTCACAAGCTCAAACGGGTACTCCACCGAGGAGCCGGTGTTGCCCTGGGCTCCCTGCGGGATGGTGATGTTCAGCACCGGGGCCCCGGCCGTGCCGGTGATCGTAACCACAACAGGCGTCCCAGGCTCCCCGGTCGTGACGGTGCCGATGGTGAAGTTCGGCGTGGCGCCGACCAGGCCCTTCGGTATGGACAGGTTCAGCACAGGCGCCTCCGGGGTGCCGGACATAGTGGCGGCGGCCGGTTCACCGGGCTCCACCGTGGTGACGGTGCCGATGCTGATGTTCGGGGTGTCGCCGGTATCGCCCTTTGCCCGCACGCCCGTATCGACGTACTGGCCGGCCTCCTCATCCCACTCGAACCAGTTTCCGTTCTCGCCCTTGTAGGGGGACTTCCCGGCAGGGCCGGTCTTGATGTCCACCATGTGCTCGGCCTCCTGGGCGGCGGCCTCCGCACGCGCAGCCGCATCCAGTGCGGCCGCGATGATGTTGTCCAGGATGGAGCTGGAAACGTCCTCCACAACGATCTCCACGTCTACCTCCGGGTCGTCCATCGTGATCTGGGTGCCGGCCTGGTCCGCGGTGCGTGGCACAAAGTTGAAAACGGGCTTGTCGTAGGTCTTTGTCCGGCCGTTATACCTGGCCTGCACGATAAGGCGGTTGACGCCCGGATATTGCGGCTTGCTGGCCGAGTATTCGCAGACGAGCTTCGTGCTGTCCGCTTCGCTGATAGACACGTCACAACGGCCAGCGATGGCCCGCTGTGCGTCGGAATAGAGCCAGGCCTTGATGTCGGTCAGCCCGGCCCAGTCAACGGACACGCCGCCGTCCTTGAGGCGGGTGTTCATCGTCACGTCCGCGGTCGTGCGGAGGTTCGGTAGTGTAATCGTTCCCATAGTGTTATGAATTGTATTTCACGTCCTCGCTGTACTCCGGCGCACCGCCGGACCAGAGTTCGGTGAAGGTTGTGTATTCGCGCAGCACGGCACCCGTGATGATGCCGCTGAACAGGTCCAGTGTCCCGCCCTGCAACAGGTACGACACGCCCTTGTATGTGCAGAGTTTGTCGAAGGCGAACCGGACCTTGTTTACCGGGGCGCAGTTGCCGGAAAGCACCCGCGCGGCGCCGAAATAGTAGCAGAGTATCTGCTGGTGGATGAGTACCGGCAGCGGAATCTCGCTCCCGGAAGCCTGGCCGTCGAAGCGAACACGATAAGGGTACAGCGTAAGCACCCCGTCCTTGTAGTAATATAGTCCATTCTTATAGTTGTCCGGCGTCACAAAACCGACATTCACGGAGAGAGCCCCAAACAGGGGTCTCCTCGTTATCCGGACATTGTAATCCGCGTTGGAAATGGTCTTAACCGTATTGGACGATACGGCTGTTGTTGCATTCAGTTCCGCACGGACGGCTGCTACTCTTGCGTATGCGCCGTTCCCTACATCGGACCAGCACTTGTATGTAATCTGGTAGAAAATGACGATAATCTGCCCCGGATAGGAGCCCTCCGTCTCCTTGAGCTGGATTTCCAGGTCAGTTGCGTATTCATTCTGCGCGTCGTAGTCTTGCGTAAGCACCTGGTGCGTTGATACCCAGGCGGCCCCGTTCCAATACTTTACCCCATTCCCGGTCCGGGATACGGAGTATTTAATCTGGGAAAGGCTGTACCCGCTATTTTTTATCCTGTTGGTGCTCGCTCCGGTCGAGCCTACGTACTCAAGCGTTAACGGGGTAGGCGTGAACTGGAAAACGAGCTTTATGGCTGCCGTCCTGGTGTTCATGTTGAAGATGGCAACCTGGACGGAATCGGATATCTGGTTCGCCTCGACGAGGGCGTATTTCTTCCAGCCCTCCTCTCCTTCATCCCGGACAAGATTCGTGCTCGGTGTGTATAGTGAGGGGTCCAGAAGGAAGGAACCGACCATCCAGCGGGAGGTTCCGCGGTCTGTCACCGTGTTTATGTTGGCGTCGTGCTCCGGACGGCTGAAGGTCCCTCCGCTGGGCATTTCGTTGCCATCGGTCTTTGCGCGGTAGGTCTCCGTGCTGCCGAATTCTATACCGCCACGGACGTCGAAATACACGTCGCTCTCGTGGCCGTAGTCCTGTTCCTCGACGATTTCCTTCACGGCCGGGTCCAGCTCCAGGGTACCGCCGTAGAACTCCAGGTCCTGGTAGCCCGCCTGGGCGTAGGGGCTCCCCATGTACGGGAGGTTGCGCAGGTAGGTGATTTCGACGCTGTTGTTCCCTACGTATCGCAGGTCCATTCCGATCGCCTCCAGGGTTTTCTCCAGCGCGTCGTACCAGTTGCTGCCCTCGAATATGGATGCGTTGATATAAGCATCATGCAGATACACCCCGTCGGCGACTATGCTATTAAGACTCGAAGGCCCAAGACCGGACCTCGCGATCGTGTAGTTCATCGGAAAGTCGATGATTTCCATCGCTCGGTCTATCAAGTCGCTTATCTTGACAAGGCCGTCCACGTTCGGGGTCATGTCAAAGGCGAAATCGTTAAGGTGACCGATGTTGTCCCTGGCCGTGACGGTGATGATGCCACGGTAGTCCAGGTCTTCGTGCCAGCTGTCCGGGGTGACGAAGCCCGTCCAGATGGCCGTCGCCGTGGAGCCGGAAAGCGAGTACAGGACCACCTTGTACAGCGTCGAATCGGGGGTGTAGAACTCCTGCCAACTTCCGAATTTCTTCGAGCTCGTTTCAGCCTGGTCCCAGGCGTCCACCATCGAGAAGCGGAGTTGGGTCTTCACGATCGGGTCGATGATGCGCCCCTGGGCCCCCTGTACCTCAAGGACGCAGCCGGCGAGATAGCCGATGGTCTTGCTGCTCCCGGTGTAGCCGCGCTGGTAGATATATATCCGGTATTCCTGCTTTCGGATGTTCCGGAAATCGGCCTTGTATTTCAGCCCGTAGCTTGCCATATTACCTATTCCAGTTGCTTTGGGTTTTCTGCCCGGAAAGAAGGATGTCGGAGCCGGACAGGCGCCCGGTCACGTACACCGTCATTTCCGTCTGGATGGTCTGCGTCTGGGCGGAGGATGAAGCGCCAGCGCCGGAATAGGTCGTAGTGGCCGTGGATCCCGCACCGGACTTCGCCAGGGCGGCAAGGCCGCTCTTGGCCGCCGCACCGATGGCGATAAGGGCCGCACCGGCGGCGATGGCCGCGTAACCGTTCAGCGATTCAAGAGCTTTCTTGCACGCCTCCACGCCGATGCCCTGGGCCATGAGGATTTCACCCTCCTTGATTGCCATGTCGGCCAACGGCGTGAGCAGCGCCTGGACCACCTTTCCGGGGTTGATCTCCTCAAGGCCGGCGAACTGGTCGGCGAGCTCCTGCACAGCGTCGGAGAAGCCGCCGATGGCCGCGTCCCGAAACTCTGACAGGAGGTCCTGCATCCGCTGCTGGTCCTCCTGGTACTTTGCGATGGCCGCGTCCATTTCGGACAGGTCCGGCGGTTTAACCTCAAACGGGTCAAGCTCTATCTTGTCCGCGTCCAGCAGCTCCTGCTCCATGTCCGCGATGGCATCCTCCGCCAGGTCCATCATGTGTTCCTGGGCCCGGATGATTGCCATGTCGAAGGAGGACAGCCCGGAATTGTCCCTGGTGCTTCCGCCTCCGGTTGTGACGGCATTGTTCCCAAGGGTCTGAACCCGGCGGGTCTCCTCATTGAATGCACCGGCCGCCTGGCGCTCCGCTACGATCGCGTCCACCAGGGCCTTTGCCTGTTCGTCGGTCGTGCTCTGGTAGTGCTCGGCAATCTTGGACAGGGTGCCGAGGTTCACGCCGGTCTGCTGCTTCAACCCCTCAAGCAGGGTCTTTTGGGATTCGTTGGCGTACCGGTATCCCGCCTTCTTGAAATCAGTGAGCGCCTGAACGAGATCCCCGTTCGGGGCCACGCTCGTGAGGAAGGTCTGGAGCGCCTCCCGGTTGCCCCTGGTCTCGCGGACGCCCGGAATGGCGGCGAGGTACGTGTTCTGCGCCTGGATCGAGTATTTCTTTCGGTACTGCGCCTCCTGGTCGTAGATGCCCTTTACTTTGTCCAGGTATTCCTGGGCGGCCTTCTCCCGTTCCTTCTGGGAGAGTTTCTGGTTCTGCATCCGTACCCGGAGGATGGCGAGCTCGTCCTTCATGGCGGACTTCTGCAGCTCGACGGAGTTCATCACCTCGAACTCCGCGTCCTTGAGCGAGGCAAGCTGCCGGGCCTCCCGGAAGCTGTCAGCGATGCGCTTCCCGAGGCCGGAGAAGTCCGTCGAATTAACCGCCGCGAGGAAGGTGTTCCAGGACGCCTTGAGCCCGGCGGTCACCTGGTCCCACTGGTCTCCGAGCCGCTGGCTGGTATGGGCGAACTTGTCTGCCATGGCGACGGCCCCGGCAGCGACGGCCGCCCAGACGGCGAGGGCGCCGCCCTTGAACGACTTGATTTTACCGAGAAGGCCGCCGGATCCGGAGACTTCCTCGCCGGCCTCCTTCATCCCGCGGCTGAACTCATCTTTCTTGAGTCCCAGTTTGACCCAAAGATCACCTATCTTCATAGTTCACCGAATACTTCCTTGAAAATCTTTTCGAGTTCTGCCTGCTCCTCCTCGGTCACATGGCAGCTTTCCTTCATTGCGTTCGCTTCCTCCGCGGTCATTTCCTCCCATGGGAAGCGGATATATTGGCGCGGCGTCTGCGCCTTCGGCGGCTTTATGTACGGATTCTGCAGATACAGTTGGAAGCACGTCCACCTGGCGAGTTCCATCCGCTCCTTCCACTCCTCATCCTTCCCTTCGCGCAGCATCCTGTACTCACGGAAGGATGTAAGGCCCGCCTCCCGCTCCGTCTTGCCGCACCGTCCTACGAGGAACGTCTCGATCGGTGCGTAATCCGGTAGAGCCAGCACCTCTTTTTTTTTACCGGCTCCTCCGTCTCTTCGCGGCCGCCCTTCTTTGCCGCCTCCTTTTCGTCCTGGCGGCGTTTCTCCTCCTCCGCGGCCAGTTGGGCAGCCGTCTTCCCCGTAAGCGCAGAGACGGCGAATTTCACCCCTTCCGCAAAGCCCTTCGGGTCAGCCTGCATCCATCCGTGGAAATCCCCGCGCTTGCGGGGGAAATCCTCGACGGTGCCATGTCCGTCCAGTTCCCAGGCGTTGAGTGCGGCGAAGTACATGATATCCGCGTAACGCTCCATCACGGGCAACAGGCCGGCGTCTTTTGCCAGTTCCGGGAGCGCAACGACGGTCTCCTGGTACATGGACAGCCGGGGGGTGAAAAGCAAATCCACCTTCACCCCCTTGCTGATCTCAACCGTCTTTCGTACAGGTACCATAGATTAGGCCGGGAATGCCGGATAGTGGGTCAGGGCGCCGTCTACCGTGAGGGACATGGTCCGCGAACTCACCGCGCCGAAGTCGTTCGTGTCACCGATAGCGGTCACGACGGCCCGGCCGGCATCTCCGTCAGTCGGGGTGGGGTTGGCCCCCGTTCCAAGTTGGCCGACGAAGAAGGCGAGTTTGTAGCCATTGTACAGGCTCTTGAGGACTTCCGTCTGGGCGCTATCGGTGTTGTCGGCGAAGATTGTGGCTTCGATGGTCGCGCCTTTCTTGCCGCCGATGAACTGCGCCCAGTCAGTGGACTTGTCGCTGACCTCGATGGCCTCCTGGGTTCGGTTCACGGAGTTGCTCTGCTCGCCAGTAAGCCAGGAGTACACCCCGGAATCACCGACTTTTACGTAAAACTTGTTCTTGTTACCGAGAATTGCTGACATAATCGTATCTGTTTATTCGTTGTTTGTTTCGGTTTTAACGCGCTCGACCCAGGCCGTAAAGCCCTGGAGCAGACGGTAGATTATCTTGGCCGTATCGGCCGTCTCCGTGAGGTCCTGTAGCTGGTCGGGTAGGACAACCAGGCACCGCCACCCGTCCGGAAGGACGAGCTCCGAGGTGAGCAGCTCGATGTTCTCCTCGTTCATCGCGACCGTCTCCGCCAGGGAGGCGTTGCCGATGCTCTCCACGGTGAAGGAGAGCTGCCGCAGTTGGCCCTCCTTGTCCTGGCGCTCTCCCTCGGAGATGGAGTGGACCTCCACGCGGGGGTAGTGGGCCGTCCTTCCTACCGTGACGCCCGGCCTGGTGAGGCGGGCGACGATGGCTGAATAGACGGGGCCGTAGGCACTTTCGTGGTAGGCCGGTTTCCGGGCGAATAGTCTGCTGAAAAGTCCCATGACGGTTTCCTCCTGCTACTTGATGGCCTTGCGGATGGCGTCCCGCACGGCGTTGACGATCTTGCTGTAATTCTTCTTGACGGCCGGACCGAAGAAGGGGTGCGGCTGCGTCCCCTCCGCGGCGATCCGCTTGGCGATGGCCCAGCCCAGGGAGTTCGCCACCTTCCAGTCATTCAAGTGGAATTTCTTGTAGGCGTAGGCGGCCATTTCGTCCGGCGGGGGCATCTTCCCGGCCCGGCGTCCGTTCTCCACGAATAGGGCGTACCCGCTGTTGCGGTTGGTCGTGTCGAAGAATCCGGCCGTTATATCGTCCTTCTTTCTCTCCACATGCCCGCTCTGGCGAAGGAGGCCCGTCACGATGGATCCATTCTCCCGGAGGTTCATCTTCGCGTCGTTCACCATGGCCTGGGCCCCTGCCTCGATGCCATTCAGTCCGGCCTCGACCACCTCCCGGTCGTACTTCGCCAGTTGCCGGAGCAACTGGTCCAGGCCTTCGAGCTCTATGCTTCCGCCTGTCGCCATCACGCCTGCTCCGGGTTGTCCACCTGGTACCAGCCGCTGATCCTCACGGCCCGGCCTCGGTTGTCAAGGTCCTCCGGGGTGGGGAAGTGGATTTCATGGCCGCGCCAGATGGCGCCGTTGAACTTGACTGCCGGGACGCGGAACTCGATGTCCACGCCTACCACGTCCGCCTGCTGGAAGGTGAGCATCGTCTTCGTCGCGCTCATCTGCCTCACCTCCGCGTACACCTCCAGTACCGGCACGGCCTCGCCGAAATGGGCGTGGCCGAACTCGTCCGAGACGGCCTCCGCCCAGGTCAGCGTGATGCGGTCGTTGTAGCGCCTGGCGCCTTTGGAATTGCGGAGCATAGCGGCGGCTGGTTTAGAATGTCTCCATCAGGATTCGGTTCAGTACAGGCTGTTCCTCGCCATCGTACAGGGCCGTCGCATAGCGGAACACCGTCGGCAGGAGCCGCTCGCGGTCTCCCTCGTTCGGGACGGTCTCATACGTGACGCGGACGGTGCCGGTCCGCACGAAAAGCTGGACCTTGCCGCCGGGCAGGGGGTCGAAACGGACACTCGCCCCTTCCTCGTCCTCCAGTCCCACAATGTCGCCGCCACCCATATAGAGGCGGACGACTCCGGAGGCGGGGACGGTCGCCGTCACCCGGTAGGTGCAGGCGGCCAGGGCCGTGTCTGCGAACTCCTGGACCTTGAGCACGGCAGCCTTCAGCAGAGAGTTCAGCAGGGCGTCCCGGCTGTCGTCCGGGACGCTCGCGTACTGCTTGAACTGCTCCAGGTAGGACCTGCAGAAGCCGTCGTCAAAGGATATGAGCTCCATCCGGGGCATCCGTCATCTTCGATTAGCTGCCGGACTGGGCCGGGGTGATGGCGGAGATGGCGGTCGCCAGGGAGGCGATCCAGATGAGGCCCTTCTTGTCCGGGGTCTTGACCTGGGTCTGGATGCTCTTGCGGAGGTACACGTCCCAGCCGTCCTGCTTGGCGTTGCGGACGATCTCCAGCTCGTAGGTCGGGCGCTGCTTTACCTTGATGACGGAGGTGTCGGCGACCAGGACCTGGCCGGCGGTCAGCTGGCGGGAAGGAATGACGCGGAGGGCGCCGAGCATGCCGGTGGCCTCGTTGTACAGGTAGTGGCCCTGGGTGTCCTTGAGGCCGCGGAAGGAGGCCTCGTCCGCGAAGGAGACATACGCGATGTTCGCGTTGTAGCCTTCCTTCTTGGCCTGGGCGGTGGCGTCCAGGAGGACGTCCGCGATGGTCGGGGAGGCGTAGGAGCCAAGGGCGGCGAAGGCCGTGGCCTGGCTCTTGAGGCCGTACACCTTCTTCTGGGTGGTGGCGTTGGTGTCCGCGCCGGTTCCGGCGAAGATCTCCGTGTCGGCGAACTCGTCCAGCTTGCGCTGGCCCATGTTCCGCGCCCAGTCATACAGGGCGGTGAAGAAGTCCGTCACCTCGCTGGACAGGAGCAGGTGGGCGCCGAACTTCGCCATCTTGCGGGTCTTTTCCTCGGCCTTGGCCTCGGAGTCGGACATGGCGGCGAGCTCGTCCACGTAGGCGGTCGCGTCGGTGTATGTGCCCTCCAGCCAGTTGAAGAACAGGCCGTTCACGTTCTCCTTCGTGAGGGTCTCCCAGAAGGCGTTCTGCGGGGCGCGGGCTCCGGCGATGGTGGCGTCCAGGGCGGTCCCCCAGGCGATGCGGGTGATGTCGTCCGCGACGGTGATGTCCGCGGCCTTCGTCTCGTCGAAGTCGAACTCCAGCTTGAGGGAGCCGGAGTTGGCCTTGATGAGGCCTTCGATGTCGCTCTTGCGCTCCTCGACGGCGGCCTTGAAGGCGCCGAACAGGGTGGCCTTGACGCGCTCCTGGAACTTGTCCTGCAGTGCCTTGATGGCCTCCTGCTGGTCCTTGATGGTCTTGTCGAGATTCTCGATGCTCTTTTCCTGGGCGTCGATGGTCTCCTGCTTGGCCTGGATCTCCTTGATCTTGGCCTTCAGCTCGGCGGCTACCTTCTCGGTGGCCTCCTTCTCGATGCTCTCGCGCATCGCTTTGATCTCTTCGGGAGTCATAGTGCTGTTTTTGTTGGTGTTAAGGGGTTTGTGATTCTGGTCTGCTTTCGCGCTGACGATGATGGCCTTCGGATTGGCGGCAATCGTCACGGGGCTCACCTCCAGCACCTCGATTTCCTCCAGGATGCGGATGTCGTATTCGTAGCCCTCGCGCTTCTCGTAGTGGTACTTGGTGGCCCGGTAGCCGATGGAGAACTCCTTGACGGCCCCGGACTTGATAAGGATGGCGGCGTCCTTCCCGGCCGTGGTGGGGAGGATGTCCGCCTCGATCCACATGCCGTAGTCGTCCACGCCCTTGTCGGTGATCCGGCCGATGACCGTGGCCCGTTCGTGCTGCCAGCACAGGGCCATCCGGTCGGCGGCCTCGCTGGCGAGGAACTTGTCGCAGGCCCCCGGAAGGATGATGTCGCCCCAGGAGTCGATGTTCCCGAAGGCGAGCCCGTAGGCCTTGATGTGCAGCTCCACGCCCTCGCCCCCGGCGGCCTTGATCTCCAGCCGGGCGTCGCCGTATTTTTGCTCCAGGGCCTCCTGCGGCCCAGCCTTGAATTCTATGCGTCTCATTTGCGCGGGTGTTGGTTCTCGCGCAAAAGTAAGAAAACCGCGTGTGTATTTGGTACACGTGGCTCTCGGTCTTTTCGCTATCCGAATTTTTTGTTACATTTGCAGCATGACTATTCCTGCACCAGTTTTGGCCGCGGCCGCCGGCCTCGTAGAAATGTACGGCCCTCAATTCGAGCTCCTGGGGT